TTATTTTCTTTTTGTTACCAGCTAAAGCTGCAAGTTTCTTTTGTTTTGGTGAATATTTACTGAATGGCATTATAATCCATCACCTACAGCTTCTTTAAACTCTTTCATCAGCATTAGTCCTTGTATCTGTTTAACTTTACTATCTGATGCAACCATATCATTAATAGCTCTTTCAACATTCATTGGACCAACCATATCCATGAGCTGTTCTAGATTCATCATTAAATCGCCACTAGCCTCTTGCATACCCTCTTGTGGCATATTCCCCAAAGCTCCCATATCCTTGTTCATCATAATGTTAGCTCCCTGAAAATTGTCTTACATATTGATCTATGATCGGTATAGCCTGATCTCTATCTAATTGAAAAGCATCTTGTAAAGGCACGATAGCTTCCAGTATATTGCCACCATTTCTTCTGTATGCATCTAGAAATGTGTAGGGTGTGTTGTAATCATCAAGCTCAAAGTTATCCATTATTTTTTGTATACCATCTTGCTGACCACTAGCCTCCATGTTGCCCAAAGCTCCCATATCTTTAGGTATATTTTGCATAGCCATCTAGCCCTCCATAATCTTAGGACTGCCATGCCCTAGTATTTCGTCCATGGCATTACGCATATCTGAGCCACTGACTTTCATCACCTTGACCTTTACTTTGCCTTCACCCTCGTCCATGGTTTCTTCCTCGTCATTTTCCTCAGGTATGATCATCTCTTGATGACAAAGTAATAAAAAATTCACAAGCTGGTTATCTGTAAGATCTAATCCCTCAGAGTCCCTAGGAAATCCCATCTTTTCCATAAATAGCTTTTCATTTTTCTCCATGTTGCCTATTTCTATTTCGTGTTCCATTTTAACTCCTTTTTATAGTTTGCCCAAGAACCCAACATACAATCTCACCGACTAGCTTCATAGCTTTGATTGGTTTACTGTTTTTGCCCACTTTACCTTTACTTAGATCATAAGCCATTTGGTATGCCCAGCCAAGTGCTATTGGTTTCACCATTTTGTAAATCCAACCTTTGTTTCTGATGCGATCAGCTATAAACCTACCCCAAACAGTATACCCACGATATATTGCTGGATTGATATTTCTGCCATACATTTGGTCATATTTGTAAATATAAACTTTCATATCACCCATATCATACAAAGCAGTACAAATGTAGGTAGCATCGTCTCCTGTATCTGAAGTGGCTGCATCATCTGCAAATGTCGCACTTAAATCTTTGCCTTGTGTTGGGTCGACTGTAGTTTGCTCTGCTGTTTGCTCACCACCTTGTCCTGTGAAACTGCTCAAAAATCCCTGATCTAAACCAGCACCCTTTGCACCACCTAAATCGCCAGTGGCTCCGACTCCCATCGGTGTTTTGCTAAAAGTCTGTGTTATGTTAGAAGTGTCTAGTTTAGATGTGGGGTCTATGGTTTTGATAGCTTCAAATGGATTATTAAACATTGTAACATTTTGTTTTGTGAAAGCTGCAGGTAATTCAGTTCTCGTTACTTTTGCTGTAGGCACATTTCTATCTATAAAGTTTCTTGAATATAAATCGAACTCTTGTTTTGTAACAACATCATCTCTATTAATGTCTGCTCTGTCACGCACTGTGTCTATTGCTGACTGTCCTGATATAGCACTAGGTAAGGTAGCTTTAGCTATTGTGCTAAAAACATTTTGATTTGGACTTGTAACTTTACTTGCTATATTTTCATCACGAATATTTTGTAATGCACCTAATGTAGATACCACTGGGCTGATAGTTGTTTTTGCTACAGTATCTAAAAGAGTGCCACCCAGAGAAAAAGGGTTAACTTCAAAACCACCAACACTAAATGGTTTATCAGTAACAGCTGACTGAAGCCTATCTTTTTCTGCTTGTGATAATAAAGATGTGCCAGTATGCTGTGTCATTATCTTCTCATATTAGGATTAGGCATCATTGTTGGATTGCCTGTTGGATTCATTGCACCACCAGCACTACCCAAAGCACCAAGCATATTACCCATTGCTCTTTTAGCTTGATTAGTTCTGTTTGCAAGATACTGTGTCATTTGTTGTTGTGTCATATTGCCACCTCCAGCCATGTTTGTGTTTGATGGAATACCAGCTGGGGAGGATGCCTTGGGTAATCCACCAAACTCCTCTGGACTTACAGCTGCTCCTGTCATCGCTCTCATATCGCCAAGTTTATTCATAGAGTCAACTTTATTACTTGCCATGATATCTAAAGCTGTGTCCATACTCAGACCTCTTTCAAGTAAACTGTCTAGTATGATTCTTTCTTCTTCAGTCATCGTTGGTGCCATATTACCTTTAGCCATATCCATGCCCATACTAGCTAATCCCATCATTGCGTTTTTTTCTGCATCGGTCATACCAGCAGTGGCTGCTCCCTTAAGAGCTTCCCTTTTTAAGGTAGACATTGGTATTTCTTGATCAAGCATTTTCATACGTTCGATCTCACTAGGTGTCATTGTAGTTTCTCTACCATCTATCTCTATAGACATGGGTTTATCATCGTGGCTTGGCATCTAGAATCTCCTTCTTAATCTTTTGATCGTTCTTTTTTCTTTCTATTTCTAATTCCAACTCTAAATCTTTTACCTTCTTTTGTAAATCAAAGTTAGCTTTTTGTTGCTCAATATCAATATCTTGTCTTGCCTTTGCTTGTTTAATATCAATATCTTGTTTCGCTTTGGCACTATCAATCTCCATTTGATTTTTTGTACGCATTTGTGCAAGATCAGCCTCAAGTTTTGCTAATTGTGCTGCATAGTCTAATGGATTTGGTTTATTTTGTTGAAGTGCCATCAATGGTTTAATTGCTTCCATGATTGGTGCTTTTGCTACGACTTCAGCTGCTTTTTGACTTATAATCATATCAAGTTGTGGGTCGATGTCCTCAAACTTAAATTTTGGATCTTTTAGATCAGGCAGTGATGGAAGTGTGGTGTTAATTGCAGATTGCATTCTTTGTCTGTATAACAGTGCCACATGTTCTGCAATATGAGCTATAAGGATTGGCACCAAACCTCTAGCACCTTGATTGCCACCTAATGATGGGTCTTGTATAAATTGTAAATGCACTGCTATGTGTGCCTCATGATCTTGTTCAGGGAATGCTCTTATAGCCTTGCCATACATAACAGACATGTTTTCATCGATTGGGTCTAGCCTTGAACCTTTTTGTGGCTCTTTAAGTATTTCATCTATATTGCTGATTCGTATAGCCTCAAGCATTCTTTTGTTAGCTTCATACTGATCGTAAAGATTTGGATTAGATTGTGCTAATTGTAATATTGCCTGACCTTGTGCAATACGTTGTGCTGTACTGAAAATGTTAGGATCACTGACTGGTATAATGTCTATTCTGTCATCAAAGTCTTTTGCAAATATTATTGAAGATGCACCTTGCCTAGAAAACTTTACCTCATTGTCTAAGTAAACAGCATTTAATCTAGCTAGTAATTTAAACTCTTGACCTTGGGAGTAATGAAGTCTTTTATGTATTGCACTAAATGCTTTTGAACCTTGCTCTATTAACGCAACTGTTGAGCCTACTGGTGCATTTGGATTTACATCTCCAACATTTAAATCTGCTGTGGATGCAAACCTACGACCAGCATCGACTATGGCATTCATAAGTTGAAATAAAGTGCCTGATGGTTCTTTAAATGGTAAAGGCATAATAGCTTTGTTAACATCATCTACAGTCGCATCGAGATCAGCAAACTCTCCTGGATTGATTTGCATCTCACCACCTGTAACTCTGCCTTTGAGCTTGAATCCACCTTGCATATTTGCAAATGCTGCAGAGTCTAATAATGCTCTTAATGCACCTGTTGCTGCTTTGCCCAAACCACCTATAAGGTGATACAATCCAAATCCATAGAAACCTGTGCTTGGTAAAAACTTATAACTTACAAACCAATCTCTGCGTTTTTTAAGTTCATCTTCTTCGTTCCAGTTTCTACGAATAGCTACTATTTTTTCGGCATCGTAATCTAAAGTTACAATATAGGGTAAAGCTATAATATCTTTATCATCTTCATCATCTATACCATCTATGCCACTAAATGTTTCGTAGACGTGCATTTCTAATAATGTCATTATTTCGTCTTCAGTATCGCCATAAGGGTCAACACCTTCAACCATGCTACCTACATCACCACTAGGGTCTATATCATCTGAGCTATATTCGCTTTGTAAATAAACACCAGCCTCTACATATTTGTTGTACTCATTTTTTGGCATCCTAATAACATGTGTTAATCTTGATGCTGTGTACAAATCTTTTGCCTCAGGCGATACGACAAAATCCTCTGCTTTCACAAACTGTGAACATTGTCTGCCTAAATTTGTGTCCCACCAAACCTTTTTAAATGTATGTCCAATTAATGGTAACTGAAACAGCATTTGATCAAGATCAGGAAAGTACTCAGGCATTTGCTGTGTAATCTGATAATTCATAAAATCTCTTACACGTCTAGCTTGTTTTTCTAACTGTTCATCTGGCTCACCGATGATTACTGTCTTGACTGGACCACCTGATGGATAAAGTTCAGCAATAGCTCTCGCATTAAATTGTGTTGCAGCTTCAGCAATCATTGGGTGTATTACTGTAGAAAGTCCTCTTGATGCTCTTTGATCTTCTTCTTCCTCTTGTCCACCTGTTGGGTCTAAAGTTTCCAATCCTTGTTTGTATCTTTCTTCCCACTCTGATCTAGCATTCTTATCACTTTCATAGCATTTCGATAAGGCACCAGCTTTTCTTAAAAGCTCATTTTCATCTATAGTTTCTGCTAGGTTTTCATTAAATGTGCTATCTAATTCTTGTATCTGATCAAGTGCTGGATCACCAATAAGCACTTCATCGTCATTCAGTTTTTCTACTTGAAAGTTATCTGCAGGCATACTTTCTGTAAATGGTATTACTTTAGGTTCTCTAGCCATAAAAGGTCATCCTCTTTTGTTCATTAACTTCTTCATCATCATAATCAGTCGAGTGTGTGATAAACCATCCCTTGCGTAATCTCAGCCATGCTTGTGTGCATGTATCTACTATATCATCATTATCACCAGCAGGGAAGACTGAACATATATCAATTAAATTTTTTGCCCACTTTTTGCCTTTTGGATAAAATATTCTACCATCTTCTAGTAAAGCACTACTTGCATGAGCTCTTGCTATTTTATCTCGATCAGGACTGTAAGCAAGAACTGGTATACCAGCCATTCTTAAATCTTGTAATAAACTTTGACCACTTGCTTTTTTCTCAATCAGGACAGCATCAGGTTGCCAATCATCATATGCTTCTTGTGCCATTCTTCTTAAATCAGGATAGGTAACTTTATCATACCACATCTCAATCACTATGGCATTGACCTGTCCATCTTTTTTAAATATTCCCCATGTAGTTCTAGCACTATAACTGCTTGTTTCTTTTGTGCTGAAAGCAGTATCATAAGATTGCACTATGTATTCTATGTTAGGTAACTCTGGCTCAGACCACTCTTGCCACCACTCAGCTCTCAATATACCACCACCTTTTGGCATAGGTCTTTGTTGTAGTTGTCCAGCACTAGCATATGTGCCTAAACTTTTCTCTAGTGTATTCAAAGTCTTAGCATCAACTCTTGATTTCCAAAGTAGCTCACCCTCTTTTTCTCTTGGGTCTACAAAGTGCAATGATGATCTTGTAGGTGTTGGGTGATTGAATTCGTATCTTGCTGGTAAACATAGATGATCCCAATCATTATACTCATTAGCTAGTATGTGTCCTGTAAGATCATTTTCATGGACTCTTTGCATAATTATAATGAAAGCACCTGTCTTTGGATCGTTCAGTCTTGTTTGCATAGCTTGATCCCACCAATCAAGCACACTCTCTCTTACCTTTGATGACTCAGCTTCCCTTACATTATGAGGGTCATCAACAACAATAATATCACCACCCTCACCAGTTAACGCACCATCTACTGAGGTAGCTATTCTTTGACCATTTTGATCGTTTTCAAATCTTTGTTTTTGGTTTTGGTCTGTCGTTAGATTGAATATATCTCCAAAATATTGTTGATACCATTTACTATCTATTAATCTTCTACATTTAACACTATCCCTGATAGATAATGATCCAGCATAACTTGCATATAGAAATCTTTTGTTTGGTTGTATTGTCCAAGTCCAAGCTGGTAAACAAACTGCGACTGATATGGATTTCATGTGTCTTGGAGGCACATTAATTATTAATCTTCTAATATCTCCCTCAACCACAGCTTGAAGATGCTCACTAATAGCATCTATGTGCCAGTTATCATAGAACTCTCTAGCTGGTTCTATAGATTGCCAACTATTCTTGGTAAATAATTTTAGAGACCTTTTCATCTTTTCTGCTCTCACTTGGTTCAATGAGTGCAGATTCAAGTGCTCTTTCAATAACATTGAGGTCATTAGTATTTATCCTAGTTAAATCAAGTATGTGCTTATGCTCCACTATGGTTTCTTTTTCTACTCTATCTTGCCAACCAGCTTGATTCTTTAAATAAAATATCATAGCTGTATTATCACCCTCTCTTGCTTTATTAAATAATGCGTTAGTTATGGTAGCTATACCTTTGTTCTTACCTCTTTTTATAGCCTCCGAAAACTCCGAATATTCTTGTTGCTTTTCATACAGAGTGGTTTCACCAATGCCTAATACATTTGCTATTTGTACCATAGTCAAACCTTGTGCAGCATATGCCTCTGCTCTTTTGCAGATCTCCTCATCTATAATTATTGCTGGTCTGCCTACCTTTTTTAATTTCTTTTTAGCCATTCTGTATATCTTTTCTCTGCATTTGGAAATATTTTAAAGTATCTTTGTCTTGTACTTTCACTCATAGTTACTGTTGCTGGTGGTTTATTATCATTACCAGCTAACCATCTATCTAAGCCACCCACCCTTGGGTAATTATGCTTTCTTTTCCTCATTTGAAGTTTGCCAATATTTTATTATAGTTATTATTTAAATCACTTAAACAATCGTTACTTACTATTTCTACATCTAAATTATTTTCATTACAAAAATCTTTGATGTTGTTTACTTTTGTCTTTCTACCCTTGATAAACTTGTCTGTTTGGTTGTCATTCCTATCCTTATGCCTAGCATTTGTATGCTTACTTTCTACTATAAATATTTTTAAGTTACTGTTTTGCATACATTTTTTAATAGTCTTAAGATTAAATAGTCTATCACCCTCAAACAAAATATTATAATTTGGTTTATTTTTGTCAATAAATTCTTCAAAGTCTGGTTGTACTGCCATAGATAGCTTATCTGTGCCAGAGAATATTTCGCCTGCAGAATATACTCCAAGAATAACTAGATGGAGCTCTTCATTAAAATGACCATAGAGTTTTTTGTATTTAAATTGTTTCCATGGTGTATAGCTTGTAAAAAACTTTCGCATCAGTGTAGTCTTACCTACTGCTGGTTCGCCACCTACTGCCACTATATTGGACATTCTTCCCTCAAAAATGTTCCTGTTTCTAAAAAATTACTAAATAACTCTTTGTGTATGGACTCTGACATATATAGGTTTTTATCTAACAGTTCTTCTCTCCCATCCCAAAACACTTGCCAGTCTATGCCATACCAACCATCTTGCTCTACTCTTTTGATTTCCTCAGCCTGTCTGTCTAAGTAATAACCTAAATATCTACCATCTCTTTCTCTGAATATCTTTTTGTAACTACACAAACAAGTTTCAAGATTATACATGTCTGTAATTTCATCATCTTTTGCTAAATATTTTATTTGGTCATTAAAGTATTCAGCATTGAAATTTAAATAGGCAAGCTGGTCTTTGTTGAGTCTTTTATCAATCCAATCATCTTTGCCAAGTGCTAGACATAGTCCATTGCGATGTGATCTACTGCCACTTTGATCCTCTAGCTTTAATGTTGTAGGCTCTACATTTACACCGACACATTGTTTCAGAGTCTGCATATAAAACCAAGTCGAATATCTACCAAACTTGTATAAGTTTTGTATTATTGATTCCCATAAGTAATTGAAACTATTAGCTTTTATGTATTTGTCAAACTTATCTCTTTGTGTGCCAGTAGGATTGTTATGCTCTATCCACCTCTTATAACTTTCAAACTGTTTAGGTAAGTAGCCTTTGTTGTATTTAGTATCTGTTTGGTATCTTAATCTTGGATAGTTTTTATCATTCCAATCTTGTAGTCTGTCTATGTCTACAAGCTCGAAGTCAGGAAACTCATTCCAAATAATCCATGCTGTAGGTAGATGATAGGTTGTGCCATAAATCCAAGCAATCCAATACTTTTGTTCAAGGTTATGCTCAAATCTATCGAATAAATAATTAAGCATCCATATTGGTGGGTCACAGTCTTTATATTTTAAAGACCAATAATACCATTTGACAAAACCTCTTTGTCTATTCTGCAGCTGTCTGTAATCCATTGAACACCCTCACACAACCACCTTTACCTTTTTTGTATACATTTTTTCTTATGACAACATCTCTTAAATCATACAGTCCTTCATTTGGATCATCGCTTTGTATTCTGAACATAGATAGTTGACAGCCACTTTTTTGCTCACCAAGCATTTTGAATCCAATACTTTCATAAAACACGACAGCATCTGGTTCAGCTGAAACTCTATAATACATACACCTTTGCATCATGCTTTTATTGATAGAGTGATGCACTAGTTTACTGGCAACACCTTTTCTTCTATGTTTATTGAAAGTATGCAATAGTTGTAGGTTTGCCACTTTTGGCTCTCGTTTGCTGAATGTAGTAATTATTGCACCCATTAAGTCTTCATCTTCATATAATCCTACACAATATTGCCATTGTTGTTGGAAGTCTGCTTTACTTAAGAATGTTTTAGCAAACTTATCCTCTTTAGTATCATTTATGTACTTACAAAATATATCTCTTGTGCAACGATCAAACTTCAACATACTCTCTTTTCTTTTCGCCTCTTGACTTATCATATTTAGTTTTAGCCCAACCTATGTATTCTTTAGAGTCGAAGTTAAAGTCAGGAAAGTCATACTCATAATCTCTTAATGTTTTCCAAATAGGTTTATGGTCTCCTAATGCATTACGCATAAACTCCTCTACAAACTTAAACTGATCCTCTATCTGTTTTCTTTTAATTGTAGACCTGAAACACCTGAACTCTATAGTTTGTGTATGCTTTAAGCAGTATGTATTTATAGCATACCTAAATGGTCTGCCAGTTGATATGCCATCTTTACCAGTATAATGGTGCTTTATGAAGTCATTGAAATCATTGGATAAATTTATAATATTATTAGACATATACTCTGGCATTCTTCTGCCACCATCTAATTTAAGATAAGATGTACAGTTTGCCAAAGAACTCATTATGGGTTTTGGAACAAATTTGTAGCATGCCTTAATGACTATATCCTGATTGTTTTGTATATACCTCATCAGTGACTTTAACTGTTCGATATCATCAATAAGTTTTGGTACATGAACATGAACATGACCATGATTAACACAACTAGCAGTGGGTTTGTTACGATTTTTTTTAAAATATTCGTATAGCTCCATTATCCTATCAACTTGCTCCTCCCATGTTTTGGTAGGTTTCATGTTGATTTCACCTCCTGCTGGAGGCTCCTGCCCTAATGGATCACAAGCTATGTATTGATATGGCTCATGTAAATTTACAATGTCAGTTTCTGCATACTCCCATTTACCTAGATGCTCAGGTATATCAAGAGATCTATCTATGTCTCCCCACTCTACTTCGTAACCCCAAGTCCAATCTGTCATTGTAAATCTCTTTGTGGTTCTCTCATAAGTTTTTCTACTATTTCAAGATCAGGTAGTACAGTATAATTGACACATGGTTGGCATTTAGTAATCTCGAATCCATCAGTATATCCTGACCTTTTGAGTATGTCTTTGGTAGATGCTATCAGTATTGTGTCTTGCAATTTCACATAGTACAGTGGTCGTTTTTCGTTTCTAAAGAAATGTAATATTTTATTGTCATTGTCATAAATAATACTTGCAATAGATGCCTCAGGGTAAGCGACCAATGGGTGGTTGTCTTGTAGATAGCTTTTTAAAATAAACTCAGAATCATTTTTTGTATAAAACTTATATGATGTATTGTCCCACTTTGAGCTATCCTCTTGAGTAATTACACCATTATGTACTATGCTTATATCCTCATCATGTATTGGTTGATTGTATAAAATAGACGAGGTGCTATACCTTGCATGACCTATAACTATTTTTGTATTTACATTTTTATAGTCCATGGCAGTAGCATCTTTTGGTATTATTTTACTCTTTAACATATCCCTATCCACATAGGATATACCAGTAGCATGTTGACCTCTGATCTTTGATTGCCTCATCAACTCATCAATCATTGACACTTTCAATATATTTGTACTTACAATTCCTACAACACCACACATTAGCTTAATATTCTCTTTTTGATCTCGTCCACTCTTTCAATTTCCTCAGGCAACATTACTTTTTTTGTTTCAGTCTTAGCTCTATCAAGCTCATATTGTTTTGTGCCACAGTAAATCATTTTTTCTCTGTAGTAACAAACCACAGATATTCTTTCATAGTATGTTATCTTTTTTGGTTCAGTATTTCCATGAACCTCATGAACATCAAACAGAGCTACATCACCATGACCTATGTTAAGTCCTACACCATATTTAGGTAGCACTGTGTAAAAGCCATCGTACTTGCCTCTTGATATAACTCCAAGATTACCAAAACCCTCTTTTAAATCACCAGCATCTTTATGAGCTGCTGTTCTAAAGTTCTTATTGACTGTTACAGTAGTGAAAGCAGTATCTTTAATAATGAAGTCTTGTGAAGATGCATCAGCCATAGCTTTTTGTATCTTATACCTATGAGGAGCATAATTCTTAAAAACATCGTCTATGCACTTTATATAAGGCACACACATATTATACTCATTAAAAAACTTTTGTGAGAATGCTGTTGTTCTACAGTATGGTATTCTAG